GAACATTGTTACCAAACAAAAACACATTACGCCATGCGAGCCCATCTGCATGCTTAGGCTTTTTGTCTTCTCATGCTGCAGCACTTACGACTGTGGCGTCACGCAATGTGTTTATGTTTGGCACCCCGAACAAGATTCGAACTTGTGATAGTTGAGTCAAAGTCAACTGTGTTACCGCTACACTATCAGGGAACAAAAGAGTCACTAGCTACCAGCGAACCTTCGCTAGTGACTCATTAAACTGGTACGCAAATTGTTAAAGAACAGGGCGAGATCTTATCTCATGTTGACACTATCGTCAACCCCTAAAACAAAAAACCCTCGAGATTTTCATCTTCGAGGGTTTTGGTAAGTAACCTTATGGTATTCTAAGTCTTACTTGCCAAAACCCCCATTATCCTCAATGGCATAAAATGATGGGCGTGTGCTATTCCAGCCGTTTACTAACGGTAGCTGTTTATGCATTCTGGATATACAAACGATTTTCATAGTAGAAAGAATTATGCCTTAAAGGTTGGTTAAAGTCAAGTACTTTCTGCAGATAACCTTACAAGTCGTAGGGTCTTTTTCTGCAGCCAGTAATCTATTTATAACGAATTATTGCTCAAAAGTGAATTAAAGTCAAGTTTTTTCAGAAATTTTTTCAACATCAATCGAGCACTTGGAGAGGAAGTCTATCCCATCAGTGTTTCTGTAAGAGTTGCGGTAGTAAACCTTCTTGATGCCTGCACCATAGATCAACTTGGCACAATCCAAACAAGGAGCATGAGTAATAAACATATCAGAGCCAAGACCAGATTCACTCGATCTTGCCAACTTAGAGATCGCATTAGCTTCAGCATGGATTACCTCAGGTTTAGTAGTGAGTTTATACTTCATCCACTGGTTTACTTCTTTTGGAAGCAATTGTTCAGACCAGTCACCATCTTCACAATAAGTTTTGTTTTCGCAAGAATTATCCCAACCAGTGGGAGTTCCATTGTAACCAATACTTATAATGCGGTTATCTTTCACAATAACCGAACCTACCTTCAATCGCACTGCAGAAGACAGCTGAGCAAAACGCTCGGCTGTGTCCATGAATGCGTTAATCCATTTCTGTTTCATTTTCCAAACCCGAATGGACATTTCTTTTGTTGCTTTTCTTGTCGATTCTTCAACAAGTTTCTATACCTATTATACCTGTTTGGAATGAGTTGGTCAAAATCAAATGGAATTCCAACCTTATCATATTCTTCTGGGGACACAAGATGTGTCTTCAATTCAACTTCAGCGTCTGAGATAGGCACTAAATGAATCATTGGTGTTCCACCAGAGATAGTAAAAGGATCAGAGTTTTTATCCACAAACATATTAATGTTAGTTTGCGTTTGAACATCGAAAGAAAGTGCAGCTGGAACTACAATAAAGTTTTTGCTGTGCTTATGTAAGTTCCAAGTGCATGCATTCCATGTGAATGTCACTCCACTCTTTTCTCTAACCTGCCATGGTGACATTAACTTTATATGAATGTAATCACTAAACATACCTGTAGGTTTCCAAGACTCATCCGCATGCGGACCAAACTTAAATGGATGAGTCATCATTCCAACAGTCGGTGATGTTCTAGGTTGACAGATAAAATCTGTCCATAGTGGTATGATGAAACCTTCTTTGTAATAATCTACAATACCAACGCATCTTTTGATCGTTGATGCTCTGAGTTGTACTCTTGTCTGCGGATCTGGAAAAGAGAAGTAAGAATTGATCTTAGAAAACTCAGTTGGATAAAAGTCGATAGACTTAGCAATAGGATACAGAGTATGCACAGCCTCAAGAGGTGTGAAGCAGTCTACAACGATTTTCTTTTTCTTAAAGAAGAACATCATTTACCACCTCCGAATCCGAATGGGCACTTACTGGCTTTCTCTAACTTATCCAATCTCATTGATTCTTCTTTCGCCTTAAAAAATTTATTGTTTCTCGTACCAACACCAGCAGACGGAAATGAACTCGGCATTATGCTAAGTTTTTCTATCTCCAACGGAGATACCAAATGACATTGGTACTCAACCTGTCTTTCAGTTATTGGAATCATGTGAATTAAAGGTGTACCAGCAAGTAATGTGAACTTAGGCGACTTCTTTCTAATAAAGATGTTAATGTTCGCCTGTGGTTGGAAGTCCCACCACATAATCCCTGGAGGCACAATAAAATTATCAATGTGCTTCTGCAGATTATAGAACGCAGGAACCCACACATGTTTGATATCTCCATTTTCTCTAAAGCGCCATGGATTATTAAACTTTATGTGCAAGAAATCTTCGAACATACCCTGCCACTGAATGGCAGGATGAGAAACGACATGGCGTTGATAATGATCATCTGTAGTCCCCAAGGCAGACTGACCCATCTGATGTTTTTGCGGATCGCACACATAATCTAACCAAAGAGGCATGATAGCCCCATGCTTGTACCACTCTGAGATACCGACACATTTCTTTAGAGAAGGAATCGGAACATCAATATTAGTTGCTCTATCCGTAACACTAAAGTTAGGTGGCAGTTTTTTAATATCATCTGGATAATACACCACAGCTTTTCTAATCTTATAAAGATTATACGCTGATGCATCACTAGTGAAACAATCTACTACAACTTTCTTTTCTTTGAAGAAAAATAACATACACTCTCACATTTTTTTAATTTTTTCTATTACAGACTTCGCTTCAACCATACCTTCACTTTCCATATAATCATCAAACAGTTCATCTTTAGCCTGTTGAATCATCACTAAGACTCGCATGGCATCATCTTCTGTCATCGAGTCTATCATCATCTTAAATTCGTCCTGTTCAAGACTTAATAGGAAGTGTAGGAAATCTCTGTCTTCGTCCTCAAGATGTTGCACTTTCTTTGGCTTTCTTTTCAACTGGTGGAATGATACCAGCATCTGTTACCAACTTTCGTGTAATCTTTGGGTACAATTTATGTAGTGTCTGGTCTTTCACAGCACATAGAAGTTTGGCTTCGTCGGGATGTACGCCTTCGAGCAACGAGATAAACAGTTGTTCACGTTTGACTGGCTTGAGATCCGCACGAGTGAAGACGTATAGTCTACGAATTTCTCCTACTAGATTTGTTGGAGTCATACCCATTGGTTCAGCAGCAGATTTGTAAGGGGGTTCACCTTCTGGGAGGATCCACTTCTTTGCTGGGTCGAATGCATACTCACAAAGTGTCTTTAATGTGACAGCATACATTGGGTCTTTAACATACTGTTCCATCAGCTTCGGATTCGAGTTAATATCCTCGAATACCTGCGTTACATATTTTCTCATCAAAATTCCTCAATCTCATCTAGGAGTAAACGGCAACGATGCTCGATCAAATAATTCATAATCGACATCTTATCACCTGTGGGTTTAGTATTTAGGTAGGTGTTAATGATATCATTTTTGACATCTTCTGGAATGTTATCGAATGCCACCAACCTAGCGTTACGATCCCAGTTACGACGTTCGTCATCGTTACGACATGCGTCTTTACCTTTCTCGATAAATTCTGCAAGTCGTTTAGCGCTGACAGGTTTTTGTCGTTCACCGATAACAAATACATCGTCTTTCGACAGAACATTAGGAATACCATCACCTGTGTCGCCTTTAGCGATATGTTCAATCGTGAAGTCGATAATCTCTTGCTTAGATGCAGTTACATATTTCTTCTGCATTGGTGACCACTGACGCACATTCCCAGAAGAGAACGGAGCGAGTTGTAGCTGCTTAAAGTCCTTGTCAGAAGAAAGAATGAGCACAGGTTGCGCTTCTTCCATCAAACCTTCTCGAACAAGGTTGTTAGTTTGGCACCACTCTGTCATCACAGCAATGACATCGTCTGCTTCTGCACGATTCAGATGAATAACTTTGTAAGGGAAATGCGTGGAGATATCGTCACGCATTTCTGATAGCGTATCAAAAATTAGTTTCCAGTCCAAGTCTGAACTATCACGCATCTTCTTACGAGATGCCTTGTAGTGTTCGAAAATCTCTTTACGCCAGTAGCTACGACCATCACAGGCAATCACAAGTTCGCCATATTCTTTACCATACTTTTTCTTATAAGATTTAAGCGTGGACAAAGTCACATGGCGTATTAGATTTTTAACCTCAGATTCTGTACCCTTTAGTTCACGTTGGAATGTTAGGATGGCAGACAAAGCTACCTGACTATAATCAACTAAAATCATAACTTATTTTCTCTCTGGTCTCTATATGATATAAATGAACTGATACAATATCTTCCATCTCCAGAATATTTTTCAGAAGATGAATTGACAGTTGCCACTTCATGTGGTGTGCAAGATGCTATTAAAACAATTCTGTTATTAGTTGGCTCGATTGTAGCAA